TATCTTTTCCAGCGATCTGCAAGATATCTTGATCGAGTAGATATTGACGACCTGTGCGGAATTGACGAATCAGCCCGGGATACCTGTCCTGGATCTTTCGCTCGATGCGAATATCTTCAATGCAGTTGAAGATATTGAACTTCCCAGGATGATCTAATGAGAATTGCTCTAGTGCAGAATGCTCGGTGTAAAGAGCATGGGATATCTCATGACCCAGCAGCATGTCCAGCAGACCTTCGTTCTCCAGGTCCCACTTTGGAAGCATCAGGATCCGATTTTTGGTATCGAATGCTGCGGTCGAGTAATTGCCCTCACGGATTTCGATATTCTCCTTACCCAGGAGTCGAGCCAGAGTTCCTTTGGAGTTTTTGATCATCGTAGGACTATACTAACCCAGACTACCGGAAAAGTCAACACTTTTTTTTGCTTTTGCTCTAAAAATCTCTAGCTCAATCACTTATGGACATTCTGGAGAAGTTGTTTTGCTTGGAAAATTCCAGTTTTCTATCAAAACGACCCTCTAGGATGTCTTTTTTATGCGAAATGATGAATACTCGAGTATCTTCGGAAAGACTTTTTAGAATCTTGAGCAAATTGTCGACACCATCCGTATCCAGTGAGGAGTCAAAGATCTCGTCCAGGATAAGGAGATTGGTATTGACGGAGTTCTTCATTTTGGCAATTTGTCTCCAGGCAAAGAGCAAAGATAGATCGATCCTCTGCTTCTCTCCCTCACTGAAAGAAGCATAAGCGAAGTTGTCCCGATGCCGAGAACGAATGGTCTCATTGAATGCTTCATCCAATTCAAATGAGACAAAGAAATCGAGGATATTCAGGTATGAATTGATCAGTCGATTCATCACTGGAAGATACTGACGAATGACCTTGGTCTTGATTCCAGTATCCTTGAGCAATTCACTAATCACATCATTGTATGTCCTATCGACCTGTTGGTTCGCTTTACTATCTTGAATCTTCTCTTTCTCAACCAAGAGTTCATTCAGTTGATTCAGAGCATTTGAGACATCTGCACCATTGTTGTTCTGAATCTTAGATTGAAGTTTTGAAATTTGATTTTTGTATCCATCAATTGCTCGATTGTTTGCTGTAATACTATGTTTTACCTGAGTAAGATCTGTATGTACGACGTTGATCTTTTCGATCTTATCTGAAATTTTACTTAAGGTATCTGTGGCAAAATCATAAGCATCCTGAACTCCATGGGCTTTGATCTTCAACTCATCGAGCTTTACTTTCTTAAACACATCATCAATTGATTGTGTACAAGTTGGACATTGTGAATTTTCTTCATACATCTTGATCTGTTTGCCAAGATCTTTCATTCGATGCCGAACCTCTGATTTAGATTCTTCTATCTTTTGATTTTCTTCTTTAAGAGTCTTCATCTCAGTAAGCACACTTTCGATATTCCTATCATAATGCTCTTGAAGATTACTATTCTCTCCCATCAGTGCATCGATGTGAGATTGGAGCTCTTTTACATCTCTCTCATATTCATGAACCTTTTGTTCATCAATACCACGGAGATCATCAATGTGTGCAGATTGAAGTGAGATGCGATCAGTCAATGAAATAAGCTTTCCTTCGATATCACGAATTGATTCACGAAGTTTCACCTGTTCATCCTTTAATAAACCATTCATCTTCGTGAAGATGCCAATGTCCAATAGATCTTCAATCACCTCTCTACGAGAACCAGATGGTAATTGCATGAATGGAATAAAATTACTCGAACCAAGAACAATCACTTGATGAAAAGACTTGTGATTGAGTTTCAGGATATTTGATTCTAGTACCTTTTGATAATCTCTGGAATGAGATTCTTGATTCAACAGTTTTCCATTTTGCCAAATCTCAAATAGATTCGGTTTGATACCACGCCGGACAATGTATTCTACAGAACCAATATGAAAAGCGACTTCAACTTCACAATTTTTTTGATTGATAGAGTTGAGTAGTTGTGGTTTATTGATATTGCGATGTGGTTTACCAAAGAGTGCAAAACTCAAAGCATCAAGAATCGTTGATTTACCCGAACCATTAGAACCGACGATGAGGGTTGATTTGAATGAATCAAGGTTGATTCTTATTGATGTATCGCCACAACTTAGAAAATTGCGATACTGGATATATTTGAAGTTGATCATGCAATTTCAAGACTCTGTGCCTCAACATAGAGTTCCTGTAGTTTCTTTTTGATTCTTTCTTTATCTAGATCTGTCTCAATTGCATCAACATAAGAATTGAGTAACTGATTTGTATCTTGTAGAGATATCTCCTGATCTTTAATCGAATCAGCAGTGAATTCATCAAAGCTTTCAACGATACGAAGATCAAAAGGTTCTTGAACATTTATCATATCAAGAAACTGATCGAATGTAAAGGGATCCTTTTTATTCACGACCACAACCTTCACGAACTTAGAACCCAAATCATCTGGGACAATCACATCAGAATCCTCATTGGAATCATCATATGAGACCTTATGGAAGAGTTTATGGTGATTGATGACCTTTTCAAGTTCTCTGGTATTCGTATCCAATACATGAAATCCCTTTGAATCGTTATAATCACTCCATGTGAGCTCATACTGTGTTCCAAGATATATCACATTGTCTCTTCTTGAAGCCGTATGGTAATGACCACTCAGAACCATCTCATAACGAGATAAGATCTTATGATTCATCCCATGACTTAGAGTATTCGTATTACCAATATATTTGAAACCCTCAAGTTCAAGGTGACCCATCAGGATTGGTGCCGGAGCATTTGCAATGAAATCAAGTGAAGTTTCTTGATTATCATCAGTGATCCAGGGGAGAAGAGCAATATCCAGACCAGAATCAAGATGAAGTATCGTAGGTTCCATATGGACCTTGATGCAATCATAATGAACCAACTGCTCTGTCAGTGAACAAAGGTCATTGGTATTCTTCCAGTACACATCATGATTACCCGGAATGATATGCATTGTCATACCAAGTTCTACCAATCGATCAATGAACATCTCACGATTTCGTCGCAAGACCTTATAGTTCACATACTTCCTATGATCATAGTAATCACCAAGGTGTATCACCGTCTTAATGCCATTCTCCTCACAATATGGAAAAAAGACATCACGGTAGAACTTCTCCATGTAATCAAGGAAGATGTCACTTCCATTCTTTACACCAGAGTGTGTATCATTCAGGATTGCAACTTTGTTACTTTGCATAAGAAGTATTCAAGCAGTTCATGGAGTGGTCTTACCTGACCCCGGTTGTCCAAAGATGGAGATAATCATACAAAGAACTTTTCCAATGAAGCCGTGGTAACCTTACTCTTTCGATTTCGAGTCTGTTTGCCCAATTCCTTGATCTTCTCATCTCGTCGACGAATGATATCTGAACGAACTCGGACCTTCTCGACAATTGAAAGTCCCATATCATTGTCATTAAAATCAGCAAATGATTCGATTCCAGCATGCTCCATGTAAAGCTCTTTGATATCTTGATGTCTCTTCTCTTTTTGAATCCTCCGAAGAAAAGCATAATAACAGATCTGAGTGAAATATGCAAAGGCATTTGGGTTACCTGTCCTGGTTGCCTTGGTGATATCGTAGTTCATAATTGCCTTAATGCAATTCTCTACGGCATCACTCACCATCTCATCTCGGTAAGTATAGCATGCGAAGTTAGGTTTGTGTGAAAGACCCTCGGAGATCTTCAGGAAACATGATCCAATGTAATCATCAATCTGAGGTTCTGATTTTTGTTCTTCTCTTGCTTTGTTTACCGAATTTACATAATCGACAACGGCAAGAGAGAATTCCTTATTATTGACGTAGTGTGCATTTTTTTCTCTTTTCATGTAACCATTATATCACAAATCAATCTCATGTAAAGGGATTTTTATTGTTGACAGGAACTTTAAACCTTGTTATAATAATCTTCTCACCTGAAAGGAAATAAAGAATCAATTCCTTGAAAAGGGTTTATCTCCGTTTTCAAATAATTCATCCCAAGATTCTAGGGTAGAAGAAGGTTTCTTTTGTATTTTAAGATACTTATTGAATTCTTCTTCCGTCAGAACCTGTTTCAATTTACCTTTAATAAGGGCATTGTAATACACACACTTTAATTCAAAGGTGGCATTACATCTTCCAATGATATTTCTATCAGTAAAGATAAATTCTGTGTCAATTGCCTCTGGGACATAAGGTGAGAGAGTACTGATCTTATTGAATTGGTGAAATTCTAATACTCCATAACTTATGACAATACCATTCGTGTAATCATAAGACCTTTCTTCCCCAATGACTCTTGAGCCATCAACCAGTGTATAGACAACGATATTCAGTGCATCGATGAATTCTTCTAGATCTTCTGTCATGACATTCCTATTTCGTAGAGTTTAAATTTAAAGTTTTCTTTTTGGTATATCTTTACTCTTTCGATCGCATGATTCATTGTATAGTTCTTCCTTGATTTCCAGCTTAGATTATCACTTATATCGTAAACCTTAGTCGATTTACCATTATTCACCTTTCGAAGTCCTCTTCCAATTGATTGAAGAACTCGAATTTGTGATTTTGTCGGTGCTGCAAACACAATGTTATTTAGATTACGGATATTGATCCCAGTAGAAAAAGTTCCCATTGATGCAACAATGATAGCATTCTTCTCTCCCTCTGTAATCTCACGGATTCTTTCTCGTTCATCTGCACCTACTGCACCAGAGACGAAGAAGACCTTTCTATCTTTTGCCGCGGCAGATATCATATCATAGAGTGGTTTTCCATGTTTTTCTACAAGATTATACAGCAATAGGGAGTTACCAGTTTGATCAAGAGTGAGGTTACGGATGAAACGATTCCTTGCTTCATTGGATACCAGAAAGTCAATTTCTTCCTGATACTTCTGTTTGCCGAATTTCTTTCTTACCTCATCTGGGTATTTCAGGACCAGACATTTGATTTCAAGATCAGCAAGAGTTTGGTTCTCAATCAATGCACTTGTGCTGGTGACCTTCAATGGTTCGCCAAAGTGTCCAGTCAAGACAAGTTCATGCACCTGTGTACCATCCAGAGTACCTGTAGTACCAATACGATAATATGCATTACAGAGTCTCTCCATGATTGTGTTCAATGATTTAGCCTTGAAGGTATGAGCCTCATCACCAATCACCATACCGAATTGTGTGAACCATTCTGGTGCGCATCGAATTGCAGATTGCCATGTTGTGATCACAACTCTCTGTGAGAAATCATTTCGTTCTTTACCGGAATAGATTCTATGCACATTCTCTTCTGTATCGAATGAGTTGTTGACTGAATAATCCTTGAAATCCTTAAAGAGTTGCTCGACCAATGAGGTTGTGGGGACAATGATCAGGACTTTTTCTTCAAACGTGTTCAGGAAAAAACTCATCATCAGGTAGATCATCAATGACTTACCAGAACCTGTTGGTGAGACAAGAATTGCTCTTTGTTCGGTCATTGCATGATGCCATGCCTGTAACTGATAATCTCGGGGAGAGAATGGTAATTTATTCTCCTCTAAGAATGAAACCAATTCTTCTACCGTGACACTATTTTGTGTGACATCGTTTTGTGTCACGATCTCATATCCACGTACCTTGGCAAACTCTTGAAGGTTATTCAGGAGACCATAAGGCAATAACTGATTGCGTGTATTGAACAAGCGAATCTTCCCATCCCAGAACTTGTTCTTGTATGCTGGCATGAACTTGTAACCCGGAACGTAGAATGTATAGTGTTCCGATAGCTCCATAAGAATACCAGAATCATCACTCCGTACCTGGAGAAATGCTTCATTCTTCTTATGGACTTCGATGCAACTCATTCTGAGGGAAACCACCTTAAGACATACTGAGTCTGATGTCCTTCAGTGGGGTAGGTCTCCATCTGTATTCTAGCTCCTGTGATATCGCTATAGT